GCTCTATCGTTCTTCGTGATGATCCGAATGGAAACATCTTTATCTACAATGAGCCGGAGCCCGGCGAAGAATATGTTGAAGGTGGCGATCCCGCTGAAGGTGTTGAGCAGGATAACACGGTTCTCGTGGTCGTTCGGAAGCGCGATTTTATGCCGTGTGCACATTTTCTATCAAACATCACTTCCCCGGATGAGGCGGCACGGATCGGTATCAAGCTTGCAAAATATTATAACCAGTGCATCATTGCTGCTGAAAATAATAATACCCACGGCGGTATGATGAATCTCGAATTAAAAAATGGGTACTGGAATGTGTATTACTACGAAATCGTAGATCGTGACAACGCAAAGCCCGTTAAACGATGGGGCTGGAGCACGAACGGACAGAATCGTACGTGGGTCGTTGACCACCTCGACAAACTGATCAGAAATCATACCACCTCGATCATTGTGAAGACGTTGTATGATGAGATCAAAGAATGGGTCATTGATCCCAAATCCGGGCGCGGTGATCACAAGAAGGGCAGACACGACGACTTCATTTTTGCATTCGCAATCGCGTGCTGGGTCATCCGAGAAAATCCTTGGTTCGACCGCAAAAAGGCTCAAGAAGCCCAATCACAACGAAAGGAAAAAAATAAGCGGCCCACGGGCGGCTATTAAAACTTATGGAACCTACCAAGCCTAAAAAGATCGACGATAGATTGGACACGGACAGTCTTAACGTCGAGGGTAAAGAGGACGAGGTAAAACTGATTGACCAATATGAGTCGATCTGGGAACTCGATCTTAAACCTGAGCAAGAAGATCGGCTCCTTCGTGTGATTGGAAATGCAGTGGATAGTTTTGAAAAGAATACCGAGAGTTTCAGAAAAGAGATTTATAAGTGGGACGACCAGTATGAGGGCGTGCTCCTTCCAAAAGTTTTTCCGTGGGAAGGGTGCGCCAATTACCACGTTCCTATCACTGAATTGAATGTCAACTCGCTTTATTCTCGTGTGATCAAACGGTTTCGCACGATGGACTATCTCCGTGTGAAATCATATAAGGAGACGAAAGAACGGTCGTTGATCACTCAAAAGTACCTTCGCTACCTCTTTGAAAAGAAGATGAAGTACACTGATCTTTTAATGAGTGTTGGCCGAGATATTCTGAAGTATGGCTCCGGTGTTTTTATTACTACGTGGGATTACTATGAACGCACAAAGACCGTTGTTGTGCCGAGGCAAAAAGAAAAGAAGGTCGGTGAAGATCCGTATACAAAAGCACCGATCATGGACACCATTACAGAGTATGTGATCGAGGAACAGTCTACTCTTGAGCAGACTCCTCGAATCGAGTGGGTTGATCTCACGGATTACTTTCGTTCCGAGGAATCCAATAGGTTTGTCGAACCTTCGTGGGAAGCTCGTCGGCTTTGGGTTAGTGCTACGGAATACTACCACAGAGCACAGAAGAAATATTACGATCCCGATGTTGTAAATAAAATTCTCGCAGAGGAGCTAAAGAAACTCCCGGATGATCAGCAGTTCGTTGATCGCTGCGGCGAGCGTGAAGTAATTGAATGGTGGGGTTGGATGACTCTTGAGGAATCCACCAAAGAAAAGATCGCAGAACCCCAGCGAATTGTTTTTACCTATGACAAGAAAGCAAAAAAGATTTTGAAGGTCATGCGGTTTCCATATTTGTTTGATAATTCCAATTTTACCGTTATCAATATGGAGCGCAGATCGGATACGTGGCGTGGTCGTGGGATGTGCCAGAAACTTGAGCACGTTAATATTGAGATGGACAAACTTCACGATCTTTATATTGACAGCGCGGCTCTCGTGACCTGTAAGAGTTTCAAGAAAAAACGCGGCTCAGATACAAACTTTTTGCTCGAACAATTTTATCCCGGAGTTGTCTGGGACGTAGGCAAAATGGACGATATTGAAGTGATGGATCTTGGAGATGTTCCGCTTGCTCCGATGAATGAATTGAACATGCTGGAACAGCTCGCGGCAAAGCAGACCGGAATTGGCTCGTACCAAACCGGGCAGGATATCGGGCCTTCACAGCCTACGGCATCCGGCCAGCTTGCGGTGATCCAAGAGGGCAATATCACCCTCGATGAGATTGCCAAAGAGTTTACTTTTGGGACGATCCGTATGGCGCAGCAAGTGCTCCAGATGGTAAAGCAGTTCCGGCCCGAAGACGAGTTTCTCGAAGTTATGGATGAGCAGGAAACGGATCTAATCAATAAAATCGCTGTGGACATTGATGAGCTTATCGAAGATCCTGAACTGATTATCGTTGACAGATCTGTGCTTGAGGAGCAGGACTATAAAATGCAGGGGCAGGAACTTTATAACCTAGTGCGTTCTGATCCTATTTTGATGCAGATCCCGCGCATTTATGTTCAGGCAATTCGTAATCTTACAACAGCCTATAAGACGATTGATTCTGATCTTCTTGTTCCAACTGAGGAAGAGATCCTTGAGGTGTCCAAAAGAATTTCAGAGCAGGTTGCAATGCAGGACATGCAAAAAGAAATTGCTAAGGGTCAGTTCCAGATGCAGATTCAGCAGCTTCAAGCGCAGGTTCAGCAAGCAAAAATTCAGGCTCAAGCAGCTACTGCTGCCGGAGCCCAGAAAACTCAAGTGCAGATCGCGGCAGACAAGAACAAAGCGAACCTTGAGGGTCAGAAACTGGATCAGGCTCACGCACTTGAAACACAAGCGCGTGATCAGGATGCAGCAGCAGTCACACAAGTTCTTCAGTCCGGTACCGAAGGACAGCCAGCGTAATGGCTCATCCCTTCGTTTCCGCGCCTAGCTTGCGTGGCGTACTTTGTAGCGTGATGAATGTTATCGCCTCTTCAGCGAAATTTGCTCTTGGCGAAACTACTTCTCATGCTCGTCCAAAGGGAGAAACGAAATGAATTTTCTAAAAAGGTTGTTTGCACTGTTTTTTGATGAGGTTGCCCCAGAAGAAAAGCCAGCGGAGGAACCTGCGGCTGAGGAGTTTAAATCTCTCACTGACGAGGAGTTCAGTGCCTTGTCTGAAGAAAAACAGAATGAGCATCTGGCCAAATCAGTTGAGCACAACTTCGCGCAGGCTGAAAAGCCAGCAGAAGAGGAAGCCCCGGCTGAGGAACCAGCCGAGGAGGAAGATCCTGAGGCTGCAGCGGCTGCACTTGCTGCTGAAGACAAAGAAAATGATGATACACAAGATCCCACGGATGCTGAGGAGGATGCAGATCTTGAGAAAATTGAAGACCCGATTATCAAAAAGCGTCTTACGGATACTCAGCACGCTTTTCGAGCTGCTCGAAGTGAAAATGCTGACCTAAAAAAGCGTTTGGAGGAGCTTGAAAAGAAAGTAACACCTGCCCCTGACCCGGCCAAGAAGGGCCAACCAGAGGAATTAACACTTGCCAATATCAAGCCAGAGGTTCTGGCAAAGGCAATGAAAGAAGATCCGGTGAACACACTGCGGTGGGTCGCGGATCAGCAAGTGAAACAGTCCTTAGAGCTTAATCGAAAGGCTCAGGAAAAAGTTGCACAAGAGGAAAGTGATAAGAATTTTGTACGAGCTTCAGAGGATAGTGCCATCAAGAAATTCCCTGTTCTTTCTGAGATCCTTGCAGTCGGAAAAGACCCGGTGAAGATGGCAGCTCTGAAAGAGAAGTCGAAGTCGAAATATGAATTTGGTCAGAAGACCGCAAAGTATTATAAAGAGTTTACTGCGCGTGGCGATAAAGAAGCTTTCTATAATGCAGCCGCCAGAGCGTACGTGGAACTATCTCCTCAAATGATTAAAGACGTTCAAATCGAGACGAAACGCTTGGCTGAACAGGAGTTGGCTAATAAAAAGCGAGTTCTCGGTAAAGTGTCAGTAACTGGCAACAAAGGCGGCATCAATCAAAAAGGGGCACCCAAGCACAAGAGCCTAACTGAAGAAGAATTTATGAAATTGACACCAGCACAACAGGTGTCACATTGGAGCAGCGAGATTGATGCAAAAGTGCAGAAATAAATCCCCGAAAAAGAAAAGGAGAAACACGAATATGTTTAAATTGTATATGGCTGACACCCCGTTGAACGTCAACGACACAGCAGCCCTCGCGCTTTTGATCCCGGAGCATTGGGATACAAAGGTTCGTCGGGACGCTGAGCGCAAAAGCTTTTGGGACAAGTTTGAGGGTTCTGAAGGTTCAAACAGCGCAATTGTCACCCGGAATGATTTTGAGTCCAAGGCTGGAGATGAAGTAAAAGTTTCCATCCACTCGAATCTCGAAGGGACTGGCGTTAGCGGCGAAACGGAACTAAAAGGAAAAGAAGAGAAACTTACCTTCAGTCAATTCTCTCTGAAGGTGGACTGGATTCGTCACGCGGTTGGTTTTAACAAACGCGCCACGAAGCGGTCTTTCCTGAGTGATTTAAGCGTTGCGAATGCTACGTTGTCTTCGTGGCTTGCGAAACGGAAAGATGATGATCTTTTTGCCCAGTTGGTTGGCAAAGCGGATCAGCGGCATCTGGCAGCTTCCGATTCGGCTACGAACACGGTGTTGTATCCGAACGCGATTGTTTCACAGGCGAGCTTGACCAGTGCTGATACGTTTGGCGTTGCTGAAATCACGAAGATGAAGACGGCGTTGAACCGTAAACTGTCTACCCCCATTGAAACTGTGATGGATGGTAAGCAGCTCATCTCGTATTATGGCATCGTGCTGGACGATATCGGTGCGGAGTATTACCTCAAGAGCGATCCTGTGTGGCAGCAATCGCAACGTGAAGCTGGGCTTCGTAGCGACTCGAACAGACTCTTTAGTGGAGCCTTTGGTTCTTGGAATAGCTGTGTTGTATATTCCTTCCAAGGCAAAGCCGCTGAAGGTTCGTTCCTTCGCCCCGAAATGCAGCTGAGCGCGCCGAGCTTGGCCAATGCTGAGATCCTGTTTGCAGCGGCTCCGGGTCGTAGACCGTATCAACAGTATTTCAACAATGGTGATGTGAAGTACATTGCGATCAAGACTGACGGTACTGAAGTTGCTGTTACGATGGATGCTGGCGCGATCACTTCCCGGATTGATGCGGAAGTTGAAATTGCAAAACAGTATCATCTCGTGGCTCATACTCACGCCGAACTTGACGCGGGTACGATCATCACGCCAGAGAATCACATGGCCGAAGCCATCG